ACGCTGTGGCGTTCACGTTGCATCGACCGACAAGGTGAAGGGATCAGCCCCCCATCTGGGGATGCAGTTGTGTGGCCCGTGCAAGAGCACGATGTCCTACGCCAAGTCGCTGGGCAAGACGCTCGCGGAGCATGATGCCGACCGTCAGGTCGAGTTGACTTGCGTTAGTTGCGGTACGACTTGGCTGCACACTCGCAGACGGGGTCGCGTCCCAAAGAAATGCGAGTCTTGCGCCCCCCGGAAGGACCAGCGCAGGAAATCAACGGTCGGTCAGACCTTCGATTGCCCGACCTGCGGCGCGCAGTTCGTCAAGCAACGCGATAGCCAGAAGTACTGCGGTCCCGAGTGTGTGCAATGGGTCGCCGCGCCCGTCACCACCGAGCCGTGCCAATGGTGCGGCAAGGAAGTTACCGCCAAGAAGTACAAGCCCAGCCGCCGGAGGTTCTGCGGTCGCAAGTGCCAGATGGCGTACAAGGTCTGCGTGACTGACGAAATGCCGACGAAGCCCTGGCCCCGCACGCAGCCGTGTATCCGCTGTGGCCGTGAGTACCCGACCAGCAGTTGGAATCCCGCCAGGTGTCCCGACTGTCTGTCCATTCATCTGGACTCGCTGAAGGTCGAACAGGCGTGTCAGGGCTGCGGCGAAGTCACACTAGCCCCGCCGGGGATGAAATGGTGTCAAGCGTGCCGCAAGCGCCGGAAGTGGCAGCGCAAGTCGAGCCGATGGAAAGAGCGTCGTTTCTACGTCATAGAGCGTGACGGCGGTTGCTGCCAAGTCTGCAAGTGCCGAGTGGTCAGCGGGCAGCCCTTGCACCCACATGCCGCCGAGATTGACCACATCATTCCGGTGTCGCTGTGGCCCAAGGGTGTTCGAGGTGTCAATGACCCGACCAATCTGCGACTCCTGTGCCGCACCTGCAACTCGCAGAAGTCGAACGGCACCGCTCCCGGCGGGGACCAACTGCTTCTCGTCGGATAACAGCACCACATGAGGCCGAAACGGCCGAGGAGGAACATCATGGCGCAACGCCGACCCAACCTGACGAGCAGTGTGCGGAAAGCCGTAAAGGCGATGCACTGGCTCACCCCGGCCGACCAGGCGGCCGTCGATCTCCTGATCAGTTACGCCCAACAGATCGACGAGGCTGCCCGCTCAGACTCCGACGACGCCCGCAAGGTCATCGGCTGGATGGGCTCGCACATGACAGGGCTACTGAAGCAACTCGGCGCAACTCCCGCCGGCCGCAAGGAACTCGCTGTCGAGGAAGCCAATGTGAAGGGCCGCCTCGCAGAGTTGCGGGCGGTGCGCGGTGGACGCAGCGCCTGAGCCGATCGGCCGCGAGGAGCCCCGACTGTGGACGCCGCCGCTTCGTGACCTGATGCCGGAGACTTCGGCCGGGTTCACGTTCATCGACTTTGCCGAGGACGTCCTGGGTCTGACGCTGCTGCCGTGGCAGAGGTGGCTGGCGATCCATCTGCTGGAGTTGCGGGAGGACGAACGCTTCCGATTCCGCACGGCGCTGATTCTGATCGCACGTCAATCGGGTAAATCGACGTTCGCGCAGATTCTCAGCCTCTGGCGCATGTTCGTTGACCGGGCGCCCCTCGTGTTGGGCACCGCTCAGAGCCTGGATGTGGCCGAGGAGGTCTGGGCCGGCGCTGTCGAGATGGCGCAGGGCACGCCAGAGTTGGCGGCCGAGGTCGACGCCGTGAACCAGGCGGCCGGCAAGAAGACGCTAAGGACGACGTTCGGCAGCCGCTACAAGGTGCAGAGCGCGAACCGCCGCGGCGGTCGTGGACTGTCCGGTGATCTCGTGCTGCTTGACGAGTTGCGTGAGCAGCAGACGTGGGACGCCTGGGGTGCGGTCACGAAGACGACGATGGCCAGGCCGAACCCGCAGATCATCTGCCTTAGCAACGCCGGCGACGACTCGTCGGTGGTGCTGAATCACCTACGTGAGACGGCGCTGGCGACTGTCGGCGGCGATGTCACCGATGACAGTCTCGGCATCTTCGAGTGGTCTGCGCCTGACGGGTGCGACCTCGACGACCCTGATGCGTGGGCGCAGGCGAATCCGTCGCTGGGCTACACGATCACCGCTGACGCGATCCGCAGCGCGCTGAGTACCGACCCGCCGCACGTCTTCCGCACCGAGGTGCTGTGTCAGCGGGTGCGACTGGGTGCCGATTCGCCGCTGCCGTCGTGGCCTGCGCGTAAGGATGCCTCGTCACGGCCTGACCCTGAGTGGCCGCTGGCGTTCGCCGTCGATGTGTCGTGGGATCGCTCCACAGCCTGGATTGGCGCCGCTGTACGCCGCCCTGACGGCCGTTTCCACCTCGAGGTGGTAGCACATGGGCAGGGCACCGAATGGGTCTGCCCGTGGCTGCAGGAGCGCCTGGAGCGGTGGTCTCCGGTGGCGGTGTGCGTGCAGCAGACCGGCGCCCCCGCCTCGACGCTGGTCGACGAGTTGACCGAGGCGGTCGGCTCGGCGCTGATCCGGCCCATGTCCGGCCCGGACATGGCGAAGTCGTCGGGGATGTTGTTCGACGCGGTCAACGAGGCCACGGTCGTGCATCCCGGCCAGGAGCAGCTCGACGGCGCCGCTGCCGTTGCGGCGGTGCGGCCGATCGGTGAGGCGTGGGCGTTCGACCGTAAGCGGTCGAGTGTCGATGTGGCGCCGCTGGTGGCCGTGTCGCAAGCACTGTGGGCGATCGCCGGCTGGAAAGAACCGCCGAAGCGTACCGCACCCAGACGTATCAGATGACGAACAGGAAGGGGTCAGCGTTGATTCCGTCGACCCCAGAGGAGTGGCTTGCGCTGCTCGCCGCACGGCTGGATGAGCGCCAGGGCCGTTTGCAGGTGCTGCGTGACTATCTCAACGGCAACCCGCCGCTGCCTGAGGGTGTTGTCAACGACGAGGACGCCTACCAGCAGTTCCAACCGAAGTCGCGCACGAACTTTGCCGAGTTGGTTGTCGATGCTGTCGCGGAGCGGATGCGCATCGGCGGCTTCCAGGTCGGCACTGATTCCGATGATGATGACGCTGCCCGGGCTGTGTGGCGACGCAACATGCTGGATGTTGGTAGTGCCGACATCCACCGCGACATGCTCGCCGTCGGCGTCTCGTACGCCGTGGTCGGCCCTGACCGTTCGGTGATGGTGGAGTCGCCTGAGTTCTGCATCACCGACGACGACCCGCGTACGAAGTTGCCGCGGGCCGGGCTGATCGTGTGGCGCGACCACGCCGAGGGCATGGATTACGCCGACCTGCTGCTGCCGAAGACCGTCGAGCGGTTCCGTCGCCCGGTGAAGGCGTCGACCCGTCTGGCGCCGAAGGGGTCTTTCACGTCGTCGGCCGCGGCCGGGTTCTTCTCCGAGACGCCGGTGGAGTTCACCCGCGCGTGGGCGACTGGCGACTGGGAGACGGTCAACCCGCCGCGGATGCACGGCTTCGCCGAGGTGCCGATCGTGAAGTTCGCTAACCGCGACGAGGTCGGCGAGTTCGAGCGGCACCTGGACATCCTCGACCGGATCAACTGGGGGCTGCTGCAGCGCCTGGTGATCACGGCGATGCAGGCGTTCCGGCAGCGTGCCATCAAGGGCGAGCTGCCGACGCACGACGCCGAGGGTGCGGAGATCGACTATGGCGCGGTGTTCGCCCCTGGTGCCGGCGCACTGTGGACGCTGCCTGACGGCGTTGACATCTGGGAGTCGCAGCAGACCGATATTCAGCCGATCCTGACGGCGATCAAGGACGACATTCAGCATCTGGCGGCGGTGACGCGCACGCCGATGTCGACGTTCATGCCGGAGGGCGCGAATCAGTCGGCGGAGGGTGCGGCGTTCGCGCGTGAGGGCTTGGTGTTCAAGACCGAGGACCGGATCGCGCGGGCGGATGCGTCGTGGAGTCGCCTGATGCGCCTAGTGCTGGACACCGACGAGGTGGTCACGAAGTGGCTGCCGGCGGAGCGTCAGTCGCTGGCCGAGCGCGCCGATGCGGCGTCGAAGGCCCAGGATCTGCCGTGGCGTACCCGCATGGAGGAGATCTGGCAGTTCTCCGGCGAAGAGGTCGACCGCATGGAGGCCGAGCGCGCCGCCGATGCGCCGATGCTACCGCCGGCGCCTGACGCCACCACCCCCTGATTCTTCCCCGGCACCCGCCGGGGTCGTGTCCGCCGTAACGGCGGGCTGTAACACCCATACCCGTAACGGGAGAGCACATGGATACCGACACCACCCCGACCCCCGACGCTCCCGTCGAGGCGACCCCCGCCGGTCCCACCGTGGACACACAGCCTGCGGCTGAAACAGCCGAGACTGCCACGCCGGATCCCGGCAAGTTGGCCGCGCAACTGGAGCACTGGAAGGCGATGGCGCGCAAGAACGAGCAGCGCGCCAAGGAGAACGCGGCAGCCGTCGCGGAACTCGCCGAGATCAAAGACGCGAAGAAGTCCGAGGCAGAGAAACTGCTCGCCAAGTTGGAGGCCGCTGAACAGCGCGCCGCCGCTGCCGAACAGGCCCGGATCCGCGCCGAGATCGCACAGTCCAAGGGAGTCCCGGCCGACTTGCTGTCGGGAACCACCGAGGAGGAGATGACCGCCTCGGCCGACCGTCTGCTGGCCTTCCGCGGGCAGCAGCCCGCACCGGAGTACGGCCGCAGCACGGACGCTCCGCCCACCAAACCGAAGCAACTCACACGCGCCGACATAGCCCGCATGACGACCAAACAGATCGTCGAGGCGGACAATGCCGGACTCTTCGACGACCTGAAGGCAGGCCGTCTCTAACCCCAAAGGAGGACAGCCGTCATGGCCGTTCAGTACTTCCAGCCCGAGATCTGGAGCGCACGCCTGCTCTCCAGCCTCAAGAAGGCGACCGTGTTCGGCTCGCTCACCACTCGTGAGTACGAGGGCGAGATCCGCGACAGCGGCGACACGGTTCGCATCACGTCGATCAGCCGTCCCACGATCGGCACCTACACCAAGGGCAGCACCACGGTGACGCCCGAGCAGCTGACCGACGCGCAGCGCTCGCTCCTGATCAACCAGAGCAAGTACTTCGCGTTCGAGGTCGACGACATCGACTACCGCCAGTCGGTGTCCGGCGGCGCGCTGCTCAACGAGGCCGCCGACGAGGCTGCCTACGGTCTCGCGGATGCCGCGGACCAGTACATCGCCGGCCTGTACGGCGACATCACCAACACCATCAGCACCACGTCGATCACCTCGGCCACCTTGGCCGTGGACGGCATCGCCGATCTGATGGTGAAGTTGGACGAGGCGAACGTGCCGAAGGCCGGTCGCTACGTTGTGGTGCCCCCGTGGTACCACGGCCTGCTCGTGCAGTCGGACATCCTGGCCCCGGTGAACACCTCGGGCAGCACGGAGACGCTGCGCGAAGGTCTCGTCGGCCGACTGTTCGGCTTCGACGTGTTCGTGTCCAACAACTGCGTCCTGATCACCGGTGACGACTATGCCGTCCAGGCGGGTGTCCCCGGCGCGATCGCGTTCGCCGAGCAGATCGTCAAGGTCGAGGCGTTCCGTCCGCAGGACTCGTTCTCCGACGCCCTCAAGGGGCTGCACGTCTACGGCGCGAAGGTCATCCGGCCCGACGCCGCCGCCGTGCTGACCGCGTCGAAGACCTGATGACAAGCGGCGGCGCCTGTCCACCCTCTCGGGGCAGGCGTCGCCGCTTCCTTCGTACCTCTCACCCATTCACCACGATGCGTTAGGAGCATCCAATGGCACGCACCGCCATGACATTGACCACCCTGTCGGGCAACACCTGGGGCGCCCAGCCCGCTGGTAACGACCTGGACCCGACCAACGGTCACGTCCTCACCCCGACCTGCCCGGTTCACGAGATCGTGATCGAGGTCACCCACACCACCGCCAGCAGCAAGAACGTCACGGTGCTCGCAGGCGACAACCCGCCGGCCAACGCCAGCGGCCAGGGCAACCTCGTCGAGGCTTTCGCCGACGGTTCGACAACCCCGGTCGTAAAGCGTCTCGTCCTCGACTCCTCGCGGTTCCTGCAGGACGACGGAACCATCCTGATCGACGTGGCCTCCGGCGCGACCGGCAAGATCCGCGCCTTCCGGGTGCCGCGCGTCTGATGGCGAAGTACAAGTTCGCCAGCGGCGTGGTCTACGACGTGGACCTCGACGCCGCCGGCCCGAACATGCGCGAGATCTACGACCGGAAGATCGCCGACGGCGAGATGACGCTGGTCGAGGAGCCGAAGAAGGCCGCCCCGGCGAAGAAGGCGGCACCGTCCGCCGTCGTCGCCGACGGCGAGTAACCACAGGAGAGCACGATGGCGCTGGCTGAACTGGCGACTCCCACGCGGGTCGGTAACTACCTCGCGCAGACCATCGCCGACCTCGAGGAGATCGACGAGGACTCGCTGGCCCAGGCCTGCGACGACGCCAACGCCATCGTGCTCGATCACCTGATGCGCGCCACGGTCACCGACCTGGCCGAAGAGGTGCAGGCCGCGGTGACGTTCGTGGCCACGAAGGTCGCCGCCCGCATCTACCGCAACCCGTCGGAGTTGAGCACCTACGGCTACAACGACGCCAACCAGACCTATGTCGACCCCCGCATCCTGACCGCCGACGAGCGCAACCAGCTGAGGCGTGCCCGCTCGGCTCGGATTGTCCGCGGCCCGATCATCACCTCGGGCACGGTGATCTGAGATGGACGTCGACGCTGGTATTGAGGGCGCCGACCGCATCTCGAAGGATCTGCTCGAGGTCGCCGACCGCGCGTCCCACCTGCAGCCTGTGTGGGACAAGGTCGCGGTGATGTGGGAAGAGCGACAGAAGGCCGTCTTCTCCAACGGCAAACTGGCGGCCCTGTCTGAGGCCTCGGTGCGCCGCAAGAAGGTCAACAAGCACACGCCGATGGTGGACACCGGTGAGTTGCGGTTGATCACCTACCGCTATTCGCCGGTGAAGTCGACGGACAACATGGCCGTCTTCGGTATCCCGAAGGGCAGCGGGCGCCCTGGTGGCCGTGGCCGCAAGTCGGTCGGCGCGATGCACGCGACGAGGTCGGGCCACCGACCCCGCCGTGACGTGGTGCCGAACTGGACTGCGGCCGAGCGCCGCGAGTTCATGAAGTTGCTGTCCGACTACCTGATGGATGACTGATGGGCGGTCACGAGGCAGTCAAGGCCGACATCGTCGAGCACATCAGCGACAACCTCGCCGCGTGGATCACGGTGGTGGCGGTTGCAGATTGGCCGCCGGTGCCAGCGCGGATCTCGGCGACTGACATCCTGCCGGTCGACGAGGACAAGCCGTGGCCGGTAGTTCTGGTGTCGACCACCGGGATGACCCCGAAGGACCAGCCCACCGCACTCGGCGGCGACACCCACATCGGGGTGTACGACGTCAAGATCACGGTGGCGGTCCGCACGTCGAAGTCGAAGGATGACGCCGACGCCGCGGTCGGCCGCGACCGTCTGATCCAGGCGGTGCGCTGGCTGCTGCTCACCAGCCCGCAGGCCGGGACGAGCACGACGGTGATGCCGTCCACATGGTCGGAGACCGTCGACCCGGTGGCGATCGACCCGAAGGGCCGCATGGTGGCGCTGGGGTCGATCAGCGTCAATGTGCGCCATGTCGAGACGATCCCCGACCTAGCCTCCTACGGCGAGGCCGACAGCGCCGACGTCGTGCTGTCCGTGGCGACCGCTGACGGCACGTTGTACACCGATGCCGAGTACGACGACGACACCGTCTACGACTCGACCGGCGGCTACGACACCGGCACCGAATACCCACCGAAGCCTTAGCCATTCCCCTCCCCATCCCCCCGATAGAAGGGCTGTCCCATGTCAGCACGGGTAACCGTTTCCACTCAGGCGATCGCCTCGCCGCCTCCGGGCGTGGTCGTCGACTCTGGTCAGGCGTTCATCGTCGGGCAGACGCAGCGCGGCCCGGCGCACACCCCCACCCGGGTGTTCGGCCTCGCCGACTTCCGCGCGGTGTTCGGTGAGCGTTCCGGCGGCACCGACCTGTACGACGTTGTCGCCTCCGCGTTCAAGGAGGGGCTCGGTTCGGCGTACATTCTGCGTGCTGCCGGCCCGGCCCCGGTGAAGGCCACGATCGGCCTTGACTCCAACAAGATCACGGTGACGGCGAAGGAGTACGGTGCGTTCGCGAACTCGTGGACTGCCGCCTACACCACCGCCACAAAGACGGTCACGATCGTGAAGGGCGACACCACCGTCACCTACACCGGCACCACCGCCGCCGAGGTTGAGGCCGCAGCTGCGGTCGACCCCGACGTCACCGTGACGATCACGTCGCTGCCGAGCGGCAACGTGTCGGCGACGGCGCTGGCCGGCGGCACCGACGACTACGGAAACGTGGTCATCGCGACCAGCCTCGCCTACCTGGGTGCGGACCTCGGCGACGGCGCACTGGTGTGGCCTGGCAAGGTGTCCAGCGCCACGGCGTCGGCGTTCCAGACGCACTGTGCAGCGACGAACCGTATCGGGATCCTGTCGGTGGCGGAGGGCACGTCGCAGGCGAACGCGATCGTCGCGGTCGATGCTGTCACCTCCGGTGAGAACCTGGCGCTGGTGTGGCCGCACGTCACCGTGTCGACGAACTCCGGCGACCTGACGATCGAGCCGACCGGCTTCGCGCTCGGTGCCCGTGCCCGTGCGCACGCCGCAAACGGCCCGCAGCAGTCACCGATCTGGGAGGCCTGCGGGCGAGCCAAATGGGTGACCGGAGTGGAGGAGGAGACGACCGCTGCGGAGTGGACGTCACTGAACAACGCCGGGGTGTCTGTGATCCGCACCTCAAACGGGAGCCTCAAGCTGTTTGGCTGGAAGACCCTCGACGCCCCCGACGACGTCACCAACCTCCAGGGCGCCCAGTTCCGCGACGTGATCAACCGCGTGGCAGCTGGATGTGCAGCGGTTGGCGCCAGTTTTGAGGGCCGCAACATTGACGGTAAGGGTCAGGCACTCGGTGACTTTGCCGGGCAACTGACTGGCTTCTTGTCGGGCATGAAGGCCGCGTTCTACGAGGGCAGCGACGACCCGGGCTACGTCGTGGACGTCGGCCCCGGGGTCAACTCGACGGCATCCCTGGCCGCCGGTTACCTGCACGCAAACGTTGGGGTTCGCCTGTCCCCGACGACAGAGTTCATCACGATCAACGTGACCGCAACCGACGCCGCCGGCGCCATCTGAGAAGGAGCACCAACAACATGGCACGCTACGTAACGCAGGACCGGATCAAGGTCACGGTCTCCTCGATGCCGGGGTCGTGGGCCACGGTCGCCGGTCAGGAGGCTGAGCGGGAGAACGTGAAGTTGCGCCCCGGCGCCGGTGAGCCGAAGCAGGTGGTTCACACCCAACTCGAGTACGGCGACGTGACGGTGACCCGGCTGTTCGACGCCGACACCGACGCGGCGCTGCTGTCGCAGTTGAACAAGGGCAACGCGTTCGCCGGGACCACCATCACTGAGCAGTACCTGGACGCCGACGGTAACGCGATCCCCGGGTCGCAGAGCATCCACACCGGGTGTGCGGTGATGTCGTTCTCAGGGCCGGAGGGCGACGCGAACTCGTCCGACATGGGTTACTTGACGGTGACCTGGAGCCGGGCGGGGGCTGAGTAGCCATGTCCGCCACCGAGAGGGCCGACGAGTTCGGCGTGGTTGATGAACTGCCCGCGGCGCCGACGGCGCTGGACTACTTGCGCGAGGTGATGGCCGAGCGCCGCAACGCCGACGTGCGGGTGGTGAAGTTGCGGGACACCGCGTCTCGCCCCGAACTGCTGCTGACCTGCCGCGTCCCCACTGACGCGCAGGAGACGGCACAGATCATGAAGGCCGCCGAGGCGGAGGAGAAGAAGAAGAACTCCCCGCCCGGCGCCCTCATCCTCGCCTGCATGACGTTGGCGCGGATGTGCTCCCAGGTGTCGCTGAACGGCCGGAACCTGGCCCCGGGCGACGGCGCCGCGTTCGCCTACCCCGACCTTCAGGAGGTCGTTGGCGTGACCGGCGCGTGGCGTGCGGTGCGTGCGTTGTTCGATGACGACTTCGCAGTGGTGCGTGTCTACGAGGAGTTGATGCGTGCTTCGGGTATCGGCGGGGTCGTCGACGTCAGCGAGGACGAAGACCCTACGTAGGGCCACCGGAGAGGTGGCCCGAGATTGAGCAGGCCGCGTTCGTGGCCCGCGTGTTCCACATGGATCCGGTAGCGGTGCTCGACGCCGACAGGGACGTCTACGAGATCCGCCTGGCCGCCGCGCTGGCGGCGGTGCGACAGATGGAGAAGGAGGTGTCCGATGGCCGCTGACGAGATGCAAGTCAGGCTTACAGCCAAGGACGACCTCTCCCGCGAACTAAAGAACGCCACGAAGCAGATCGCGAAACTCGAGGCGCAGCTCGCGGACCTCGGCGACGCCACCGGCCCAGAGGCGGAACGCGACATCCGCAAACTGTCGACGCAACTGGCGAAGGCCCAGGACCGCGCCAAGATCGCCTCTGGTGCGGTCAGCCGTCTCGACGACGACCTCGACAAGTTGGGGTACTCGGCGAAGAAGGCCGACCGCGACATCTCACGACTCGACGGCAACCTCGACAAGGGCCAGTCGTCGATGGGTAAGTTCGGCGACTCCATGAAGAAGGGCGCCCTCGCCGCGACTGCTGTCGCTGCTGCCGCCGTTGGCATGGGCTTGGCGATCAAGCGCGCCGCGGAGTTGACGTGGATGGCCGCGAACCAGGCCGCCGCCTACGAGAAGAAGGTACGCCGCACCGACATCGTGTTCGGCAAGTACGCCAAGCGTGTGCGGCGCTGGGCCGACGAGTCGAACGAACTGTGGGGCGCCTCGGTTGAGGACGTCGCCGCGATGGCCGCCGGCATCGGTGACATCCTCAAGCCGCTCGGGTTCACGACGAAGCAGGCGACGAAGCTGACCCTGTCTGTCGGTGACCTGATCCCGGCTTTGGCTGAGTGGAACACGGTCGGCATGGACGCCTCGCAGGTGTCGTACGCGCTGACCGCGGCCATGACCGGTGAGCGGGAGATGTTGAAGTCTCTCGGCATCGTGATCATGGAAGAGGATGTCGACGCCAAGGTCAAGGCGATGGAGGCGTCAGGCAAACTGACCGACGAAACCGACAAGCAGAAGAAGGCCATCGCGACTCTGAAGTTGGCGACCGAGGGGTCCGCCGACGCACTCAAGTCCTACGAGGGTAACACCGACAGTGTGGGCCGCACGATGAACCGGGTACGAGCGGCGGTCGCCGACCTTCGCGATTCCGGCCTGGAGATCCTGGCGGTGACGATCCGTGACCTGGCCGCTGCTCTGCGCGGCGACGGCAAGGGCTCCGGGTCGATGGTGCAGGACTCCCTCGACTGGATGATGAACAACCGCAAGGACATCGAGAAGGGGCTGCTGTCACTGGCAGGCTACACGCTGAAGTTCGCGTCTGCGATCATGCGTATCGCGCAGGGCGCGACGTTCGCCTACGGTGTGCTGGCCGTGAAACTCGGCGGCATGATCAAGGTGCTGGGCCTGGTTATCCCCGGGCTGTCGGACTTCGGCGACCAGATGATCAGTGCCGGTCAGGACGCCATCGACGCCTCGAGCGACATCGGCAAGGCCGCCGACGAGGCGAACCGGCTGGGCGAGAAGGCGCTGGGTGCTGCCAGTGACGTCGACGCGTTGAAGTCGTCGCTGTCGACGTTGAAGGAACAGGGCGCCACGTACGACGTACAGGTACGCTCCCGCAACACCCCGATCGGCGCCGACACCTCCGTCGGTATGGGCACCGGCTCGTTGGGTGCTGCCGGCCTGGCCGCCTACCACGGCGCCTACAGCAGCGCCCTGGGCGGACACAGCATCTTGTCAGGGGTTCGTGGTAGCAACCTGGGCAGCGTCCACTCCGACCACCGCTACGGCCGGGCGATGGACATTCGCGGGCCTCGGCTGGGCGCCTACGCGCAGGTGGTGCGCCGCAACGGTGGCTACGCCGCGATGCACGGCACCGGCGGCAACCGGCATCTGCATGTGGTTCCGCAGACGCGCCGCCCGGCACCGCACGCAGTGGGCGGTAACACGTTCCACGCCGACGTCACTGTGGTGAACCCGTCCGGTGAGATGGACATCCAAGGCGCGGTGGCCCGCGGGCTGCGGGCTGCGGCACGGCAGACCAAGGAGCGCGGATGATTATCCGGCTGCCGAACATGATCCCCGCCTCGTCGGCGTTCGCGCAGACCTCCGGCGGCTATGTCCGGCTGTTCGACCCGCTGGGCGGCACGGTGGTGCGACTGCCGTGGATGCCGGAGGAGATCGAGACGTCGAGCATCGCGCAGGCGTGGACGCAGGTGCAGCGCCCCGGCCGTGTGCCGCTGCTGCTGTCGCAAGGCAAGAACCTGCCCGTGATCAACCTGCCGTTCCGACTGGTCAACCCCGGCCAGGCCGGGCATGTCGAGGGCACTATCGCGGCGTTGGAGAAGTTGGCCCGCTCGTCGAACCCGGTGCGCCTGGACGTCGCCGCGCAGTTCCGCGGCATGTACCGGATCACGAACCTGACGAAGCGGGAGACCGCCTGGGACCGCAACGGCAAGGTCACCGACGCCGACATCACCCTCGAGCTGACACAGTCGTCGGACATGGTGGCTGCTGTCGGGCCGATCCGCCGGAAGACGAAGAAGTCCAAGAAGGGCGGCATCAAGGGACGGCTGAAGGGCGGTGCGCGCCGTGTATGAGTTGTGGCCGCCGGCGTCGTACCCGGAGATCACGGCGCCGACACCTACGGTCACCGGTTGCACCCGCAACTCGACGGTGTCCGGGCTGTCGACGTTCACCGCCGAGAACCCTGCTGTCGATGCTGTCACGACGCGGCTGATCCGCCCGATCTTCGTCAAGGGCCAGGGCGGGGTACTGCGGTGGAGTGTCAGCGTCGTCCCGCTCAGCGGCGTCGAGTTGGACGTGCAGGCGCAGGTCATCTTCCTCGACGACGACGATGCGCAGGTGGGCCGTTGGACGGGCCAGGAGTGGCACGTCGACGCCGGGATCGTGTTGTCGGCGCGGCTGGCGGTTCCGAGGCTGGCGACGCAGGCGCAACTGAAGGTGCTGTCGCTGTGCGACACGAACTCCGGCCAGTGGACCGAGATCGACTCGCGCCTCGAGCAGATCCCCGCCGACGACCCGTACACCCCGCCTGCGGTCGACCCCGAGTTCGGCGTCATGTCGCCGGAAGGTGTGGCGCCGCCACCGCCACCGGCGGGACTGTCCGGCTTCGAGGCGAACAGCCCGGCGCGGCGCTCGCCGCAGGTGCGCTGGTGCCAGACCCACGACTCGATCCGACCTGACCTGATCGACAAGAAGAACGCCCGGGAGGTGTAGCGGTGGCTGTGCTGCAGCGCGTTCACCCGCTCCCGAAGGGCTGGCGCGTCAACCGCAGTTACGCGAACCACTCGAACCCGCCGCCGGCGATCGACTACGGCGCCCCCATCGGCACGCCGGTGTTCGCCGCGCAGGCCGGGGTCGTGGTGACCGCCGTCGACCTGACGACGTCCTACGGCACGCATGTCAAACTGCGTCACGCTGGCGGCTACGAGACGATCTACGCTCACATGATCCGCGGTTCGCTGCGGGTGCGTCAGGGCCAGTCGGTGCAGGCCGGTGCGCAACTGGGCAAGTTGGGCTACACCGGCAACGTCGACCCGAAGGGTCCGGGCGGTGCGCATCTGCACTTCGAGGTGCGCACCCCGTCCGGTGGCACTGTTGACCCGGCGGTGTGGCTTGCGGGTGCGGGCAGCATCGGTGCGTCGTCGGACGAGGCGAGCATCGGCGGCGCCGACGACAAGGTGTACCCGCTGCCGAAGCCGCAGAGCCGCCAACCCGACTCGGGGCTGTCGATGCCGTTCACCGGCTCCGGTGACCTGTCGCTGCTCGGCAAGGACGTCGGCGCGTCGGTGATGCGGCTGGTCGACTCGGTGCGCCTGGATGCGGGCACGGAGTCGGTGGCACAACTGACGTTGGTGTCGCACGACCCGGATCTGGCGATCGCGAAGTCGCCGCTGGCCGACATCGGCGCGACGGTGAAGTGGCAGTTCGGTGGGCTTACGTCGTTCTGGGACATCTCCACGGTCGATGTGGCGGCGGCGTCGTCGCAGGTGACGATCGCGGCACGGTCGATCCTGGCGAAGCGTCTACGCCGCCGTGTGAAGGTGCGCTCGAGCCGCAAGGTGTCGCCGTCGGAGTGGGTGAAGCGCACCGTCGAGGGCGCCGGCGGCAACGCGATCGTGCAGAAGTCGAACCGCCGCGGCGAGATCAGCCAGGGCGACGGCGTCACCGAATGGGACATGCTGTCGGATCTGGCGTCGGATCTGGACTGGTCGTGGGTCGAGTACGGCGGTGTCGTCTACTTCGGGTCGCGGCACTGGGCGTGGTCCGGCGGCGCGAAGACGCCGCTGTGGGAGGTCACCTGGGGTGACTCGCCACGCACCGACGCCCTGGACGTGAGCATGTCGCAGACGGCCGACGACCCGGACAACGAGGCGGTCGGCACGATCGTGTTGCCGTGGAATTGCGGCGTGCAGCTGCGCCCGTGGCACTGCCTGCAACTGTCGGGGCTGGGCCGCTGGGACGGGGTGTACCTCGTCGAGCAGGTCACCGCATCGACCGACGGGATCTCCGCTGTCGAGGTGCAGGTGTCGGTGCCGTCGAAGCCCGCGCCGAACACCGGCACGAAGTCGACCTCCTCGAGCACCCGCGACGACACCCCGCCGACGCGGGACAAGACGTCGGTGAAATACGCGAAGTGGTTCGCCCGCCAGGAGATGGCGAAGGCGAAGTACGGCTGGGGCTCCGACGAGCAGTGGGCTGCGCTGGAGAACCTGTGGACGCGGGAGAGCGGATGGAACTACAAGGCCGAGAACCCGACGTCCGGCGCCTACGGCATCCCGCAGTCGCTGCCCGGATCGAAGATGGCCGCCGCCGGCAAGGACTGGCGCACCAACCCGGAGACGCAGATCAGGTGGGGCCTGGACTACATCAAGAACCGCTACGGCGGCCCGAAACGCGCCTGGGCGCACTTCCAAGCGAATAAATGGTACTGAACATGATCACCCTCGGACTGGTCGACTCGGTGGACGCTGACGGCGTCTACGTCACGATGCCGGGTTCGCGCGGGCT